GTGAAGATGAATCTGTTGATAATTGTACTCGTCCCTTAGTCAAATCATTAAGCAGTTTTTGCAAAGTAGACAGAATAAAGAAATCTGATATCTTTGAAATTCCTAGCAAGTGCACATATTGTACATGTGCCTTTTCAAATTCTCGTTCTTGAAGCATAAGTGCAATAACATACATGAAATCTACTAAGCGCTTAGGACCTCCGATGCACCAACCGTTAAAATCAAAGTCTTTAAACTTATGATACCAGGTGTTATATTCTTCATTGTATGTTCCTTGAATTACATTGAGGAATTTAGTTTTACCTGACTGATGCTTTTCAAACCATTTAAAATTATCAAAGGAAATATCCATTGAATCTTGAAACCGATTCTCAAAAGTAACACGCGGGGGAATATCTAGATTTGCTGCTACATCGCTATTAGCTTCTAACCAATGAAAGATCTTTTCTCGGATTGTGCTATCCCATTTTAGTGCACCTGTAGCAATCTGGAATCCTCCGGAGTCGCCAAACACTAACACATCATCATCTAGACCTATTTGCTGACGAAAATCCATTTTCTTGTAATGGTGACCTGCAGTGATTAGAAAATAAGGATGTCGCCATTCTTCGGGATAGTCCTTTGAGAAGAATCTCATTGTAGTACCATCCTCAAACTTTGCATCCTTTTTGAATGCAGATACCATCGATCCTGCTGACAGTGACGGATAGTATATAAACTTCTTACTCATTGATTGCCTTTATTGTTTTTTGTGTGATAAACTGGTTAATATAATTTTTCATTAAATGTTCGCAAAATTCTGCTTCATGCCAAACATTCAATTCCTGATCATAATCTGACACCATAATGAATGCTTCAGTTCGTCTACCTAAATCTGCCGTATCGGCAAAATCATAGTAACGATTATAATCATTATTGCATACTCGATCTAATACCGCAACCGCATCAGTTACTGAGAATGGAGTATACAGTCGATTTGCTGGAATAAACTCTGGGAATGATCGAAAATTTGGAAAAACTACATCACACCCAAAACAAGTAGATTCTAATACCGTCCAAGAAACATAATCTTGAAGTGAACTATTAAATTGAATACGAGCTGTTGCTAATTCATGATAATACTCTTCTTTTGTTAAGTTGCTTAGCAATTGGAATCTAGGTTGTCGTTTAGATAACTCTTCCATTGCTTCGATAACACCAGGTACCATGGATTTAAATGATTTGCCAGATGTAGTTACATTCCAAACATAATTAGGATTATCTTTAAGGAACTGTTCTGCTACCTGCATCATGAAGAATGGATTCTTTTCTTTGTCTAAACGACTTGAATACACAATCTTATTTTCCTTAGGATTACTTGCGTTATATGCAGGATATTTTGCTAAAGTTAATTCTTTATGCAATGGCAACGAAACAACATGTATAGGTGCTTCGAATCCTGCTGATCTGAGTTGATCTCGGTGCACGGTAGAACCTACAAAGATTCCTGTCATGCGGTTATCTAAACCTAATTCAAATCCTCGCATCCATTTACGCATTGGCCAAGTAAAATCATATTCATCTACACTTTGGGCATGTAGCATTGCATATATCTTAACTGATATGCCGTATAGGTCCAATGCATACAATATAGATTCAATACCTGGGTGCCAATAGTCTTGCAAGAAAATGATATCTCCATCTTTAACTTGATCTGCATTAAGCATATCCAGGAAGTTGCTACATTGCGACATGGCAAACTTACCTCTACCTACTGCATCTAATACAGCTCCAACTTTGATTTGCTGATCAGGATCAAAGTCTCCTTCTACATCAACAAATTTAATTGCTCCTATCTTTTCATAAGGTGCAAATGTTGCTGGCATCCATTCTTTTGAGAGCTGATATGTGTATCGAGCTTTAAGTGGTTCTAAACCAAAATAAAATAAGTTTCTCATCTTTCTATGATTGCTCCATTTTCGTTATCTTCATATACCTCTACTTTATATAAACTAGGAAATGATTCCAATAGCCATTCGCCAATCATTTCACATGACATCGAACCAAACTCTAATACATTTGTTTCAGAACTAGTAAAACCTATACGTAATCCTTTTTGTATTTTTCGATTCAATAAAATAAATTCTTCATCTCGATCTGTATGTGTTACTGATGCGTAACATTTAAAATGAAACATGTGTCGATGTCTGTATGACAAAAATGCTACTTCTGGAAACACATCTTTGGCTTCTGGCCAACAATGAAATCCTTCAATATTAAATGTTACTACTACGCTGTACTTCATCTGCTATTAATTTTTTAAATTTAGTTGTGGACCAATCATGATCTCTGCATATATAATGTATTCTGATTGGCAAGTCTCTTCCGGTAAAATCTTTTCCGATATAATCACTACCTAAGAATCTTACATCATAATTTCCATGCTTGAGCATATCATATAATTCGGTTTCTGTGTTGTATGCAATAACCGTATCAATACCTAATGCAAACAATATTTCACGTCGTTCATCAACCGTTAATACCGGTTTCATTTTTTCCGGACGTTCAATAGTTGGATCATCATGTAGCAACACTACAAAATAGTCACAGTTTTCTTTGCATTCGTTAAACATCCGAATATACCCAGGATGAATAACATCAAAGTTACCTGCTATAACTCCTGTTGTCATAGTTCTTCGTCAAATTTATAGTTATCCGGATTGATTTCCATCATGTTGCACTTAGTAACTTGATGTACACGATACCAACCAGCATCTACACTGAACGTATCGGTGTCTTTTAGAAGTTGTACTGCATCGTCTTGTACTCGATATATAATGTGGCATCTGTTAAACAGATCCGGAGGAATGTTCTTTAAAGTGGTGCTATTAGCTTCTAAAGTAACAGCACAATGGGTGTCGTCAAGAATGTCACGAATTGCTTGAAAATGATCGGAATCATTTGTTCGTATCATTTTAGATACATATTCAATTGTAAAATAATAATGAGGATATGTTCGAAGATCTTCTACATCAATACCATCACCTAATTCTCTTACGAACAGAGTCATAATATCAGAATATCGACCTTCTACTTCTCTACCTCGCCATTGCTGTTTGCCGTACATATAACTTTTTATTTATTATAGATAATTGTTTGCTACTTTCCAAATGAAAAGAATTTAGTTGCATTGTTATTTTCTGGCAATCCACCCCAATTCATTGCTGCATAAAAGTCATCTAGTTTACCTTTTAATTCTCGTTCAAACTGCTTGTTACGATCTATGAATTGTTCTACAAATGCAACAATCTCAGGCGGATCCTGATATCCTCGAAGTGCCATCGTATCAAACCCATATGGATTACCTTGAAGATAAGCCCATTTAACTTTTTCTCCATCTTTAATAGTAACCACATCAGTAGTTAATTGTGTTAGCATATCATTGAAATTGATTGCTGACTTAACGTGAGCTGGCGTACCTGATACATAACCAGTAAATGGCTTACGACGTTTTGTGTATTTGCTTATTTCTTTAACTCCAGAATTTTTCATTACATCCAGAATCGGAGTATCGGAATTTTGTATCTTTTTCTTGAAATCCAAAATCATTGTGGATGTTTCTTGTTTGCTGTTGCCTTTCAGAATGTGCCACAATGTTTCTTTCATTACTGTTTTAAATGCATCTGGGAAACTAGATCTAACTACATCCAATCCTTTGATATCCATTTTATCCGTAGGTTTGCCTTCTTTGAAGATTACCCATTGGGCATATCGCTTCTTGGCTATCCATAACCCAGATTTTGCAACATATTCCTGCTTGATTTGGAAACGATGTGTATGTGCATTTAGAAATACCCGGGCATACTGATTATACATGTTATTCACTTTGCTTTGCACTTCGGATGCAATTTCATTGGTTTTGTCAATCATGAATTGCTCATCCGTTTCATCAAAGCCAGGATATCGTTTTTCTATTAATGGCAAACTAGAAACAAAGGTTGAATCTGTATCTGTGTAAAATGCAAACTCTGCTTGAGTGCCAGTTACTGTTGTGAAATGAGTTTCGCCAATTTCTTGCTGATAGTGGCTATTAATAACCTTTGCAGAAAACTTAATGATGCTTTGACCTGTCGCAGTAATTGCTCCGGCGTTGTCTAGGTCATGAAAACGGAATGTCTTAAGACCTAATACCCCATAAAATGAATTGAGCAATACCTTTTGTGTTAACTGCATTGCATCATAGAATTTATATTCTTCTGTTCCTACGGCATATTCATCTCGTTTGTCTTTAAACTCAACACGCTCATCAAACCACTTTTCAAGAATTTTAGGCAAAAATCCTTTAATATCCGTGCGATACACTGTGCCGTTGCTGGCAACTGTATATTTATTATCGGTTAACCATTGTTTAACATCAGTTATAACCGATCTTCCAAAACGTATCTTTACTGGTTCTGATTTCAACAAACACATTTCATCCCAATCATCAATCACACCTACCTTTGTCTCTGGAGATATATTCAGTGTCATGATGATGCTAGGATATAGTGATGTTAAGTCCAAGTCATAGATCCATTTATATAATCCAGGTACCGGGGGCATTACATAAGCTCCTGCCAATGCATCTGCTGCTGTTTCTTCTTCAATAAATCGGAACTGCTTGTTAGGTGCTACATATCCGTTGCGTTTCAAATCTACAATAGCCGCACCATCTAGATATTTAGATGCATAGTATACATCTTCATATGGAACGTGACCTTTATGACATATGGTCCGGGCAAGATTAATTAGTTGCAGCTTTTCATCCAATTCATACACCAAATCGGTATCTGTCATGTTATAGAAAGCAAACTTATGAATATCCTGAGTGAATAAAGTATCCAAATCTCCATCATACTCAACTTTGCCTTTGCCTAATTCTTTTTTAGCAACCGTGTCTAATCTGTAATTAGGAAGTTCTGAATATGTGAAGTTTTTATATAGTTTCAAGTAATCTAAACTTGATACTCCGAATATCTTCCACTTTTCTTTTTTAGGATTAAAGTCTACAATACCTGCCGGGCTTAGTTTGCGAATTGCTTGTGCTCCTAACACTTTCTTTGCACGGCCTAATAAATAAGGAATATCATATCCATCCGTGTTCCAACCTGTGATTATAGTAGGTTGAATTTCGGCAAATTTGTTAATGAATCTGGTTAATAGGTCTCTTTCATCTCGGAATATCTCTAAAACATAACCATCGCCTTGAATTTCTGTTTCTTTTATGCGATTCTGTTCATCTAATATAAGTACACGCCGATCCTTACCAGTTTTATCATAATATGCAATGGATGTTATAGCAGTGCGAGTATCCTGTATAGTGCTATATCCATTCTCATCTTTTGCTGTTTCAATATCAAAGAAAAAGTCTCGGTGTCCTTTAGAAACTAAATCTGAATCATAATACAAGTCAATAAGAGTTCGGACTTCTTCATTTAAATCAGATTCATAGGCAGTTGGATTATCTTTGTGATTTCCATCTACTCGTTCTAACCGGGTACCATCTAATGAAACATGTTGTCCGTTTTCTGCTGGCAAATATGCATATGGTTTAAATGGAAACTTTTGATATCCCAATTCATCATCCCATACGTGCATTGTGCCGTTTTTTCTGTCATACCCTATTGCCTGATACATGTACTCCTAATTAATTTTATAAATGTCTTGTAATGATCTTTTTAAACCATTATCATCTAATCCGTAACCTACTACCCATTCATCACCAATTTCAAATCCACAAAAATCAGTAAGTAAAACTCCTCCGGATCTTTTTAACAATGTTACAACTTTTACTTCTGCTGCTAATCGAGAATTAACCATAAACAATGCTTCCATAATAGTTGCACCAGTATCACAGATGTCATCTATAATATAGACTCTTTTACCCTTAAGATCCAACTCTAAGTCCTTTAAATGTCGTATCCCACCGGAATTATCTTGTCCTTCATATGATTTTAATCGAATGAAATCTATTTCACAATCTATAGACATCATTCTGGTTAAATCTGAGAAGAAATAGAATGCTCCATTTAAGATGCATATCATTACCGGGGGCAACATGTTGTTGCTTTGCACATGGTCTATTGATATTGCTTCTGCTAGCTCCTTAACTCGGCGTTGGATTTCTTCGTTTGTGAGTATTCTTTGCATATTCTTATTATTCCAAAAATGTTAATTGATATTATAACTAAACTTAAAACCATATGGCTGTAATTGTTGATGTATATGTCATACGCTATCCAACCAATATCTCCTATGATCCAAGCAGCCATAGCTAACAGATAGTATCCTTTTGCATTTGACATATATCCAATTAGCACTAATACCGTACTAATCCATCCTAATACTAACATCTGTATGATTATATTATCAATATACATTATAAACTGCAATGTCAGATTCTCTCACTAGAACATATTCTTCTCCTTCTAGTTTGATTTTTTTCTGATCTCCAACATTTGCTGCATGAATAAATACATTATCATTTGGCTTAAGAGTAACAGGAATGCGATCTCCGGTTTGTGTAAATAAACCATCACCAGTAATGATTACATGTGCGTTAACAAAATCATCCATTCCGGTCATTACGATGATACCACTCTGTGTTTTTTCTTGTTTGTCTGCTAATTTAAGCAAAATCTGATCTCCCATTGGCTTCCATGGGAATACTGGACTTTCTGGCATAACTTGTTCCTTTTTTTTTATTTGTTATATAAATTTATTACTGAATCTTTTGTTATTGAATCTCCTACTAATCGACCTCGTTCTATTCCATTTTGTACTACCAATACGGTTGGTATGTTTCTCACATTCCATGTTTTACATGTATCTGGACTGGCATCTGCATCAATAAATGTTATAGACATTTGCGATTGTAACTGTTGAATTTGTGGTTTTATCGCTTTACACGGTGCGCACCATTCCGCTCCAAAATAAAGTACTTGTTTCATGCTTCTTCCAATTGCATTATTAAAAATCGCAGTCTATTAATTTCTGCAATAACATCATCTCCTAATTCTATTTTAGACATCATTGATAAATCTATCATTTGAATTTCTAATACTTTGATTAGTTCTCGTTGTGCTTCTATTAAATTGTCTTTGTTCATTATACACCTCTTTTAGTATCATATGCAATAATATGGTCTCGCCCTGTCATGTTGTATCCTAACTCAGCACACATTTCAAACACAATTGGATACATTCGAATTAATTCTTCTCTGGTATCTCCTGCTGGCATGATGTATGTTTTAGATTTAGGAATATTCATGAATACGCGGAATCCTTCAATTTCTTTTAAATTTTCTGGAGTACCGTCCCATACTGGTTTGTAATGGAAGTCTGTGTGATACTCAATCATTTGAGCAATTGCTTCATAGTTTAATCGAAACTTGTTGTGTTGGGATACCATTTTCTGATCCGTGATCGTACCCTGCGGCGTAGGAGTGCCCACAACGGGTATGCTATTAGTAAACTTAGGGCTAATAGATAGTAACCCAATAGGATAATCAGTAGCAACAAAATGCGACCCTTCAGTTTCAATAGTGATAAGAATGCCTCTTTCATGTGCGAAGTGTGTTAATTCGTTAACTAAGGCAGGATGCATTGTGGGAGCTCCACCTGTTAACATCATTTCTTTAATATGTGGATTTTCATTGTATATCTTAATAATATCATTGAAAGTGAATGTACCCTTTTCTGGATGAATTGAAGTGTACCACGAATCACACCATCCACCTTCTCCAAAAAAGCATCTGTGAGTACATCCGGTTGTTCGGACCGCGATAGTAGGTCTACCAAAACGACTACCTTCTGATTGCACACAACGGTACAATTCTACAATTGGCAATGTTTTGTCGTAATCTGTTATTCTAGGTGCTTTCATAAATTCCTTAAAATGGTAATTCGTCATCCCGCTCATCACTACTGGTAACATGGTTATTTGGTGTTTCGGTTAATTTAGCAATAATATTTCCTAACATTTCTACTTTAGCTTCTAATGAAACAATTCGTATTTCTAATGCGTCAGGAGCAACTCCGAAGTATTCATTTAAAAACCATTTAGGATATGTTGCTACTCGAGTGTATTCCGGGCGCTGTCGTTCTTCTGGAATATCTTTATATATAACATGTACATTTTTTTCTTTAGCGGCATTAAATACTTTTTGCCCTAATCCGGATTCTCTAGAACCGGCTCCTCTGTAATCATACAAGGAAATGTATTCATCATTGTTCATAACTTGCTGAGTTTCTTTCGTGTTCATATACTTCTACTTTAACAGCTTTTACTCTGCCTTTAGTTTCTTTTTTCAGAAAATCATTTATCGTAGTGTAAAGATATTCTGCAAATCGTTCACATCCGGTTGCTGGCAAAACTCTTAATTGAATAATACCATCTAGCGCCATTTGTATAAATTGTTCTAAATATGGATCATCTTCAGCTACAATCGTAGTATGGTCTAACAGATATGCAAAATAATCTTTTGGGGACATACCTTCTATTGTAGCCGTTGCACGTTTCATGCCACCAAAGTCCCATACCCAATTGCGATGATCTAACTCACCTTCAAACCATACACGAAATGATACTGCATAGCCATGTAGATATTTACAATGTGTATCATCTGCTCGCCATTGGCGAAAACAGGTAGAGTAACCATCAAATAATTTTGTTGAAATATAACGTGCCATATTTTATTTTATTATTCCTAAATCTTTAAGTTGATTTGGTGTAAGTTTTACTACTGGGTCTACATTTGCGATGTTAGGAATGGGGTCTGATAAAAACATTTCTTTAGCTGAGGTTGGTGTTTTAGATGCCTTTATTCTAGATAATGGTTCTTTTTTGAAAAAGTATCCTGATATATCTACGTATGGTAACACTTCTGTATCGCCCTCAATGATGGTTGTACCATTTTTAGCTTGTAACATCACAATTTTATATCCAAATTTATTAGATAACCATTTGATAAATTTTATGTGTAATCTTTTCATTATTTATTGTATCCTTTTATGAATTGATAAAACTCTGATCTTGCATTGCCATCATCTAGAAAAGCACCTGATAATTTAGCAGTTTTCATGGATGCTCCTCGATGCTTAACACCTCTACATGATACACAATTATGTGTTGCTTCAATCATTACAGCAACTCCTTTATTATCTGTAATAAGCTCATCGACTGCATGTTGAATTGCAACTGTTAATTGTTCTTGAATTGCGCCTCTACGACCAAAATGTTCTACTACTCGATTCAATTTACTCAAACCAACTACATTACCATTTTCTGCAGGAATATATGCAATATGAACCAATCCTTCGATTGTCTGGTGATGATGACTACACATTGATGTTAATGGAATACCACCCTCAAATACTATGCCGTCATATCCATCGCTAGGAAATGATGTAATATCTGACATTGGTTCATAACGTCCTTTCCATAAATCATTAACATATGCCTTTGCTACACGGCGAGGAGTATTATCTGAATTTGGATCCGATTCCCACGCTACACCTAATGCTCGAAGAAATTCTCCATAATAAAATGCAGCATCATCAATAATTGCTTGTTTTTCTTCTGCAGTTAAAGTAGCATCAGGTCCAAACATTGCTTGTTTAGTTGCTAATTGAGTTGATATACCATTAGCAAAACCAGATTTAACTAATTCTAAGTTTTTTCTTTGTTTATCTGTCATAACTTAATTCTTATTATAATAATAATATATTTTATTGATTTTTCAAAGTTTTTTCACTTTTTTTATGTGCTGGCTTATATGGACAATGTCGACATCCATTACCACAACATGAACCTCTTCGTTGATGATATGATTCAGTCATCACTCGATATCCATTTTCATAATAAAAATCTGTAGGAAGGAGCTTGTTGCCAAACTCCCTCACAAACAGTTGTTGTACCCAATCTTTTGATGCTGGTTGTATCATCCGTTTTGTTTCCTTAGGTTATACCATGCTAAAAATACTTGAATATTTAATGGCACATTGTTGCCCCATTGTACATTATTTAATTTCACACGCTCCGCCTGCACAAGCTAATTCGCCTGATAAATCAGTATTGTCATCTAATTCAATTACTTGTGATAAATCAATGTTATGAAGTGACTTCATCATTGTTTCATATGTTTCTTCGGTACAATCTTCAAAAGGTGCTTGAGTATATGTTCCACCATCGTATGGCAATACCGATAATCCATTATAATGAGCTCTGTTTTCCCACATCCATTCTCCTGCCAATTCCCATTCATCTGCTTTAAGTGAAACTGTTGCAGATACATTGTGAGTATTATTTCCAGTACGATGACCTGGTTTAACCCATTCTAAGTGTACCTTTTTGATACGATCTAATAACTGGAAAGGAGATTCTGTTCTCATGATTGCACCAGCTGGAGCTTTTTGTGGAATAGATATCACTGCAGTATCGTGTGGACGGAAATATTCATCTTCGATTAATTCTGGATGATTAATTGCTAGGTATGAATAAATTGCTTCATTCTTTCCTACACGAATTCTACGAATATAGTAATCATTGTGCCATGCATGAATACCTGATGATGTTCCTAATGCTAATGATGTTGTTCCTGCAGGTTTAACTGTAGTTGTACGAGCTGATTTATTAATACCAATCAATCCAGCTACTCGTTCATTTTCTTCTTTAACTGCTTTTGCTGCAGCTTTCATGTCATATCCTAAAACAGTGCCAGATCCGATACCTGTCATTGATACACCAATAAGTGCATCTTTTTCAGTTGTGCGTTTCCAAACCGGACGAAGATAATGAAAATCGGTATAACCTGCTTGAAGTGTACCAATAAATGCTGCTGCTTTAACTCGCAATTCTAAATCTTCTTGTGATTCAATATCCGATGCATTAACTTCACATAGGTTACAGAATTGGAAAGGTCTTAGTGCAATTTCACAGCATGGATTAGTTCCCCAATCTTTATCATTAGTAAGATAAATACCAGGTTCGCCAGCTCCAGATAATTCAACACGCTTCCAAAGATCCATAAAGAATTCTTTTGTAAGTTTGTGACGCATCAATGTTGCTGAGTTATTAGCACGACCTCTTTGTGGATTAGTTTCCCACCAGTTACCTGATTTACATGCAATCATTTCTTCATCATCAGCACTGAACAAACTAATAAGAGCTGCTCGGCGTATACCACCTGCTAATACTGCATCTGCAACATGACATACCATATCGTGCACTTCAATCGCTGATAATTTGTCACCATCTTCTTTAGCATCTAAAATTCCTTGTAACTTGATTAAACATTCTTTAAGTGGTTGTGGACCTGGAGCTTTTCCTCCTGATGTAACCAATCGAGCACCTTTGGCACGAATATCTGAAAAGTCAAACACAAATGTGGATCCGCCTTCAAAATAAGATTTAACTAGAGCTTTAACTGCATCTGCCCAACCTTCAATAGAATCAGCAATTAAGAATCTACGAGTCCGCTTTGGATTTGGTTTTCTGATTTCTGGCAACTTTTCTACATGATGTGTTTGCACAGAATATCCAACTCCAGTACCACCTAACAACAAGAACATTGCTTCACCAAATGCACGATGATCGTCAATTGGAAGATATGCACAGTTATAAATTCGGTTAGGGGAGATTTCAATAGGTTTTCCGCCAAATTGCAAACTACGCATTGAAGGCAATACTTTTTTATCATACACAAACTTGTATGCACTTCTGATTTCCGATTCTAAAGTCGGATACTTTTTAATGTGCATGTTCATGTTTCTCGTAACTAATTCTTCCCATGTTTCTCTGCGATTGAGTTCGGGAAGATACTTGGCATACTTCATGTATACCGTAATTTCACTCAAAATTTTGTTTGAAATCTCCATTGTTGTAATCTCCTTGTTGTTAAATATAAATGTTTATTAGACAAAAAAAGGCCGAATATTTCTATCCGGGCCTTATTTGATATAAATATGAATCTTATCCGAAATTTCCACCCAAATCCTTGAATCTTTGAGCTAAATTTTTCTTCATAATATTCTCACCTGACTTCATTGTTTGTGTAGTTTGCTTGCCCTGCGTAGTCTGTGGTTCAAAGAATTGAAACTGACCGTTATTTGTGTTAATTTTACTAGGCAAAGTTATACCATCCGGGCCGAATCTATTTTTAATTACGTGACCTCTACCGGTACCGGACATCTTATCTTCCACCTTACGAGAAAGTGACATCAAAAAGTCTGCAACCATTACTTTTCCGTAAGATGAAGCAATTTTATCGGCTTCAATAACATCCTCTTCTAATGCACTTCGACCTGCTTGAGACGCAGTCCATAGCGGAATAGAATACTCACCTGCCATTCCTCTTAACTCCTCGTAAAGTTCTTCTAAAGCCTCGTGCTTGTCCTTTTTTGCATTGATTTTCAAAAGGTCACCATAATCCACAATAACTAAATCTGGCTTCTTACCAAGCATGATTGTTTTTTCTAAGTGAGCTTTAAGTCCCATTACCCCAACTGACTTAGTAGGATAGTATTTAACAATTAAATCACCTCGCAAACTCTGCATTTTTTCTTCAACTGTTTCCTGATGATTCTTAAGACTCTGTGCATTAATGCCTGTTAATACCGAATCATACCGCTGTCCTACATAGTTTTCATTGAGCTCTAAAGTGTAATGTATAACTGTATGTCCGGCTTTAATTGCATTGGCACCTATATTAATAAGCAACCATGATTTACCAATACCCGCAGGAGCCATTACTACTCCTAATTCTCCAGCAGCCAAGCCACCATCCATTAAATCATCAATAACATCCCAACCCGTGGTTATAGTATGTCGGGATGCTTCGGCATATCTGGCTGAAATATTAATTTTATAATCCAATCCAATATTAGTATCAGCTCCAGCTTTCATGGCAGTATCAATTTTGCTTTTAATCTGATCATAGTTACCCATTTTGAGTAGGTTAACTGAGTCCATGATTGCTCGTTTAATTTCTTGATTCTTGCAGAAGTTCAAAATCTCATCTTTGACAAATGATAAATCATCTGCCTCCATGTATCGAAACACATCTTTGAGCTGTTCTAATATTGCTGTCTTTAATACTGCTTCGGGACCATCATCACTTAATTCAGTCAATTTAACTTTCAACACGTCCTTAGTAGGGGGAGTTTTATACTGATGAAAGTGTTGCAGTATGATATCTAACAACCAACTATTTGCTTCTGATTCAAAATAGTCTGCTCGTATAATATCTGCAATTTGCTGTAAAAATATTCTATCCGTAAACATTGCTGCTAAAACTTTTACCTGAAAGCCCCAGCCGTATTCACTTAATTTATCTGTCATGAATTTAATATATGATAGTTATATACAAATTCCAAAATTATTTCTTATGAGTTTGCATTGCAAATGCATTTAGAGATAACCATGTGCTATTCAACCAATCCGGAAGATTTTTCATAGTTGTCCACATTTTGTCTTCCATAAATAATCGTTGAAATTCCATTTTATTTAATGTTGGTATTTCTTGGTGCATGATACCACGAATGGTACTAGCATTTTGTGCAGGAATGTTTAGCAGTTTAATATTCATGAGACGGTAATTTGTTTCAATGATATCATAACTGTCTAACACCTTTTGGAAACTTTTACCTTCTTTTAACGGAATTTTATCTGTGCATTTTTTCTGCAAATCTTCCAAAGTGAATTCAGTCTCTTCTGCTAATTCTGGAAATGTCTTTAATATTGTTTTAGGTCCAAATCCATCAACGCCGGCAATGTTATCTGAATTATCACCGGTAAATGTTCTGTACACGACATAGTTATTTGGATGTACACCAAATTCTTCAATCAATGCTGCCTCATCATACATTTTCTTTTTGATCGGAGACCAAACCTGCAGTGTCGGACTAATTAATTGATAGAAATCTCGATCGGTTGAAACTATTGTGATCTTTTTGCTTATGTCTTTATACATCTGTGCAATGTATGCAATAGTATCATCTGCTTCAATTCCATCTATTGCCAAAAAGGTTATCGGCAAATTATCCAGATATGAAACAAGTCGACTAAACTGATATCGCATTGCTTCTTGTTCATCTTCAATTGTAGCAAAGTTTTGATGATCGTGACGACGCAATCTTGTTTTATTGGCTCTGTTCGCTTTGTAATCTCCAGAAATCTTTTTGCGACGAGCGGAACCTCCTCGACCATCAAACACAATAACGCATCTGCTAGGTTTGAAATCACGAACTGCTTTACCTATGGAAAACAGGAAACCGGTAATACCACCGATATGATCTCCATCTTCATTTGTTGAGGGTGTTGCTCCAAACGCTCTGATAAAAGTATTCAATCCATCAAATACCATGATATGATCATTGACATCCGATGGACTGTTTACCTTTTCTTGTTGTAACTGTTTAAAGAGCTGTTGATACTTGTTCATTAGCCTTCTTCATCTATAACCGTTTCGTCTACAATAACATCATCGATACCACCGTCAATACCTGCTTGGTATTTGAATATGTAGGCATCACAAATTCTTTTATATAAACGATCCTTTACTTCTTTGTTTTCAATAACCTTATCTACAAAGTTTTTTGACTGAAATTTAATTTCACCAAACACTTCACCAGTTTCATGATCTACATCTTCCAATGTATAATGTGCACCTGACTGTTTAACGAGATCAAACTTCTTCATGATTTCTAACCATCCTCCGTAATTATCAATTCCAGAATCATAGTAGATATCGTAATTGACTTTGCGATGCGGCGGACCCATTCGATTCTTCACAACCTGCACTTCGGTTTTGCTACCAACAACCTGTTCTACTCCGTTGATTTTTGCCTTGATCATACCTGTATTCTTAAGACGCAATCTAACCGAAGCATGAAAAGGAATTGCCTTTCCGCCGGAGGTTGTCCAAGCATCGCCAAATGATACCCCTAATTTTGTCCTAAGTTGATTAGTAAAGATTAGACAAATATTTTCACGAGCAATCCAATTTGTAACTTTACGCATTGCTTTGGAAAGAATGATAGATTTACTTGTTGCGTAACCATCTTTGTCATATTCAGCAGCCATTTCAATTTTCGTAGATGCGCCCATTACTGAGTCGACTACAATCGTAACTAACCGATCCTTATTTGATTTTCGAACCTGTTCAACTATAGTTTCAATTGTTTCGAATATTTCTTCAATTGTCTCTAATGGAACATACAGCATGGTTTTCAAATCTACACCAATTGCTTGAAGAAACTCTGTGCTGGTTGCTGACTCAGTATCAATATATACTGCCAATCCGCCTTTTTTCTGGGTTTCTGCTAATGCATGTGATGCTAATAAAGATTTACCTGAAGCTTCTAACCCGGTAATTTCAGTGATTCGACCTACTGGGAAACCTCCGTTCGGTCGATTCGAAATTGCAAGATCAAGAGAGTCGCAACCTGATGAAATCCAATCCTTAACATTGCTAGGTGCATCTTCATCGCCATCTAAAAAGAATGCTGTTTTTAATGCCTGACCTTTAAACTGCTTGTTAATGCTTTCTGCTAAGGTGTTTGCTAACGCATCTTCCAGTTCTAGTTTGCTTTTACTCTTTGCCATTAGGCGCCTCCTTACGAATTAAATAGATCATTAAATGCTGATGCTACGTCATCAACTTTACCTGCTGCTGGCTTTGAAGCTTTTGCTGTTACTGTTGCTGGTGTTGCTTCTTCTTCATCATCGTCTGTGGATACATCAGAATCAGCATTTTCTGGATTCATCCATTCTGCCAATGCCTTTTCCAATTCATCATAAGTTGGTTCTGGAAAGATATCAGTGATTTGTGGCTGATTCATGATTTTCTCAGCAATTGATTTGTCCTCAGTAGCTGGTTGCGTGTTTGGTTTCACACGAATTGCTGTTTTAGGAAATGCTCCGCCTTCTGCTGGAGTGAATTCTACATCAATATCACGTCCATTCATCAAATCCGTAATGTCGCCATAATCAGCATCAGAAATGATTGAAAGAAGTTCTGTGTAGATTTGTTTACCGAATCCCCAAAACTTAACACCTTCAGATTCTTTACCACGTACAATTACTGGTACATAAGTTCTCATCTTAGGTTCGATTTTACGACCCATTAGCCATTCATCTTTGTCGCCGGTCTTTTTGAGTTTGTCTGCAAATTCCACAATCGGATCTGCATTGCCAAATGAGATTGGAGAAAGCATAGATCTTTTACCAATGTCGTAATGGAAATACAATTCTAGAAATGGATTTTCTTTGCGATGTACGTACGGTACAATTCGGATACGTGTCTTACCTGCTTCAGGTTTCCACAAATTTTGTTTTTTGTCATCAGCCTTGTTCAACTGATTCAGCTTTGCTTTAATAGCATCTAAATTTAAAGCCATTAGTTAACTCCTTTTAATTGGTTAATAAAAATATAAAATATTAATTACATTATAAGTAATTAAATCGTTAATTCAAAGTAATTAGTTAAGTTTTTTAAAATAAAAAATTGTATATTGTGTCGGTAGTAATACCATGTTTTTGTGCTATTGCTTCATCTTGTATGTCTACACTCTTCAAATCACCATCTTCTTCATATACCACTGTAAAATTGATAGTATCAGAGCCAACTTTTAGATCACAGTCAAATTCAATATCAGATACTAAACGTGTTTGATCATATGCTCCTGTTGGATCATTTTGACTTTCAATATCTTGTTTAATATCATTGATGATATCTTGGAATGTATCTTTATCAGCTAACTCAGATCCTTGAAATGTCATACTAACGATACCAGAAATATTAGTATCATAATCTGCTCTGTTTATGCTAACTTTAAGATTTTTTGGATCTACCATCAAGTTACCAGTTCTAGGATTTCGTTGTCCTCCGGTAATTCTATCGGCATCAGATGTGCCTCCTAGTTTATCAAACGGATTTTCTTTTAATAGTGACTTTAATTTGATCATGTCTTAGTTTCCTAAATAATATATAATATAAATATCAATTCCAAGTAATTTTCTTGAAAAATACGAGGTTAATTACACGATATCCAGCATCATCTGTAAGTATAAATGAATTCTGATAACGTTGCCAATCCAACTGATATGTTTTATCTAATATGCCGTTATTTACTTTGCGTATAACTTCATTCAAAGCATTAACCGTATACAAGGTATTGGTTTCTTTCTTGCGGTGGATGCTTATAGTATTCTGTCCTCTGCGCTGTGTTTCAAATGCATTGTATGTGCAATACAAGTTGTCTGGTGTATCGATATTAGAAAACACAAATATTCGTTGTTCGGGAATTTCGTAACTGGTTTGTATGTATTCTGTTATTATGTTTAAGTCTGTTTTATGTGCAAATGTGCAAAGTAATTGTGTTTTCAATGCATTAGTCCTGTGATTTTTTTGTTACTTGTGTACTTAATTTACTACCTAAAACGAATAATTTATTTTGATGAAAATTTGCTATAGCATCGGATAATCTATCATTTTTGCAACGTACTGCAGAATAAACATCAGTTGATGATTCTAAGAATAACGTTTTATTAGATTTAATGATCATACCCCACCAACCTACAGATAAAACTTTTTCTTTTAATGTAGTATCGATAATATGACAAAATGCATGTATCATTTTATCTAAATTATCTGAAAGTGAATAAAACTTCTTTAAACGTTCTCCAACGTTACGTATTAACATAATATCCGTAGTTTCTCCCATTTGAATTAATTGCCGAACCTGAGCTTCAACGGATTCATCATCTAAAAAATCTAACACGTTGTTTATTTGTTTTGCTCCTTTAGATTTGCTTATATCTTGTCCTGTTAATAATTTAGCCATTTCTAAAAAATCATTTAATAACTGCGTACCAGCTGCTGGCAATGACCCGAAATCAAAAGTAATTTTATTATAATTCTTTAAAGATATTGTTTGATCTCCAACTTCAATATCAGCCTCTATTCCTGATTCTCCAGCTACAGCTCCGGAAACTTTGCCTTTAAATGAAATTGCAAACCATAACTCAGATTGATCTCCGTTTGGTATTTTTATAATATTTTCTATTATATCATACAATGTGCCATGTACACCTCGAATTGGATATGATCCAGTTTTAAGATTTAATACAGAATTTCCTGTTATAAGTTCAATTAATTCAGCAGATTCTGTATTTTTTATAATAGAATCGTACATGGGTTGTAATCCAATTATTTCTTGGCCAGGAACAGCATATTTAGATAAAATATAATCTTCGAATTCTATAGAATTTGAAAATCCAGAAGAGGTACGTTCTTGTTCCGGATCTTCATCTTTAGGCGCTTCGTCCAATCCCATTGCTCTACGAACAATACGTTCAGCTTCAGTTAAATCTACATCGGTCATTTCTAAAATGACATCTCGAAGTATTCCAAAATCATCAGCGGTTTTAGGATAACCTGCAGGTAAACGGTATCTCCATTCCGTTAAAATAGAATCTATGTTCATAACGTGATTGTATTCATTTTACTATAAATATTGCCAACAGAAACTTTAACCGGAAAGTTTCCTTGTTGCAACGCATCTTTAATTCGGGGTAATATGTCTTTAGCTTCTGTCACCGGCACATCAAATAAAACAGAATCATATGTATATAAAATCATTCTAGTTTCATGTCCGTGTAACACTGCTAAACATTGTCGCAGTTTTTGTACCGAAACCTCAGTCTCTGTTGCTTGTAAAAAATAATTAAATAGTTTGTTTGCTGTCATGTTCTTTACTGAATCTAAAGTTATAGGTCTTTTCAGTACTGGAGTTTCTATATATCCTTTTGCTTTCCATTGTCGCCATAAAGTGTATACTAAGTCATTTACTTGTTTAAAAAATGGTATAGATAAAAACTCAGCATCAATACCACCATACAATAGTCGAAACGTTATCTGTTTGCTTTGTTCATATTGTTCAGCAGTTAATTGTTCGGTGTCAAAATAGAATCGTCCAAAATATTCATGCACGGATTCGCGCGGCAATGGATACCCAATTAACCGAGCAATCAGCCTAACATGATATGCATCAAAGTCCATTTCAACTAAAGCACCAGCATCAAAACGACTATAAAATGCAGCGCGAGTTCCATCTTCTTTGTTCATTGCTGCATAGTTGAAACCACGTGCGGCATTACTAGGTCGACCTGTTGTGGTGTGATAGTTGTAACTGCTATACACAAAACCATCCGTAACAAGTTCTGGCATACGAAACGTTTCTGTAACACAAAGTCCTGCTGATTCTATTGCGGCAAATACTTCCGGATATACCGAATCAAAATGCTGATATGAATCTGATAATTCTGCATTCATACACATTGGCCAGGCATAGTGTCGTATTTTTTGACACATTGCTAAATGTTGTTGCAACGGTATGATTGTGTTTATATTTTTTAATGACGTATGCCGGCGCCAATAAAATGTATGAGCTGAAGTTGGATAATAAGATTCATCATAAGCCTCACCGTATGTATACCACCAAAGAGTCTTGATATCCCATACATCCCCATTTCCTCCAATTTGAAGCCAGGTCTTCTTATCATGCACAAAGATACCTCGCAGATCTAGAAACCGTTGTAGATCCTCTGCAAAGCCGATTATTTGTTCAGTATGACGAATAGGTACTATGCGCTCTACATCATCTTCGGTATATACATAAATACATGAAACATTGTTAATGGAAGCATGAAGCTGTGAATCTGCTAATACCGGAACTATCAATGTTTTTTTGTCTTGTATATAACCAAAGAGACCTTCTAAATCTTCCCTAGTATCTACTATCATATACACTAAATATATGAAATTTTTTTCGCATAAACAAGTTATTTGTTAATATCTTTAGGAACTACAAAATCCGTATCTGTGTAGTATTGCAGTGGTGATGTAATAATATTTTCAATTTCAGGTATATTTTGTTTTAAAACTTGTATTTGTTTTAAATTTTTACTGCGAACCCCTTGTTTAACAGAATTTACTTTAACTTCATCTTCAATAGGTCCAGAAATAAACCAAGAAATACTAGTAGCAAAATAAACGTTTGTATCTATTTTTTTAGAGTTCCATAAATTGTACTGCGATTCATCAATTTCTAACACAATGGATTCATTCAGTTTACGAATAAAGTATCGATCAATATATCCCGCATCTACATTTTGTTTGCTAATAACAGGTTTATACGGAAATGGTTTTATAAATTTAACACGAAGTTTTTCTTTTAATTTTTTATATAAACTAGTATTACTATCTCGTTCTACATATGCAAATAACCGTTTAGATGTTTTTGAATCCCAAGTAGCTCCTGTATACACTTCGTTAGTAATGTATAGATGATATAACCCTAGATATTCTGTACCATCGGCTAATTGAAACTGTTTACCGGCTGTATATAAGTTGGTAGTAATCTCATCGGGCATATAGTATGATTTAAATCTCATGTTAATCAATCTTTGGTCGTTGTATGCATTTTATTGTAGTTTCCCATATACCTTTTTCACCAACATTGTGAGTAATTCCCATAACACTAAAAACCGTATTAACTCGGTATTTTAATGGCAATACATCAAATGTTAAAACATCTCCATATCTAAAACCATTAATACCATCTATTGTAAATTCTGTAGTAAATGGAAATATCGGTGCAATCATTACTTGTGACTGTTTTATATTTCCGGTTGGGTATTTTACATAGGTATTTAATGCAGAATACAAAGCTTGCATAAATTGTGGTTCTCTCGGAGATAGTCCTAATTTTTTCTTTGTTTCTTGTAATTTTTCTATAGCTTCTATATTTTTTTGCTTATATGTTGCTATTGTTTGTGTAATCTTTTCTGAGTCTTTTGAATTATACATAAAATTTATGTACGGAGCAATTTCATATTCACTAACTTCTTTTCCTTGATTTAATACATAAGATAGAGCTTGTGCATTCTTTGGCAATGTTGCTGAAAAGGTGAAATTTTTAACTACTGATCCAAATTTGTGATTTGCGCCCATCGGTATCGAATATGCGTTAACAGATTCCGGAATTGGTAGTTTAGTTTGTGGCGTTTTTAAACATTTTGTATCAGTGTATAATAATGCAGTTTGAGTAACTGGCTCTGTTACTAAATTCATCGTAATAGCACCACCAGTAGCGTAGTTTATTTTACCTGATAATACGGATAAAAATGTATTGACGGTAAAATTTCTAGTATCTTGTCTTGAAATTGCATCTACAATTTTTTGTATTAACGTTAAATTGATTAAAATTCTAGATGGATATAATACTCCGGTAGGGTTTACCGACGTTTTATTATATACACCAGGCCATATGTTATTATTAGCGACAGATTCAAAATATACAGTAGTCCCATATGCATTCATATCATTTACAGAATTACCAGACGGTAGTAACAAAATATTATCCGGGTCACATGATGTTAAATATGGTAAATAGTTTGAAACGCATTCTTCTACGGTACAATGAATTTCTGCAGGTTTTTGTTGTAACTTTTTATTCACTGATATACTTACTGATATTTTTTGTGATAATACATAAGTATTAATAAAATCTATTAAACATCCTAATGTTATATATCGATGATAATATGAGTTAATTTCTGCTTGTTGTTCATCTTGTATGAATTTAATGCGGTCTTCTGCGGATTTTGATATTGCAGCACTAGCCGTTGCTAATTGTTGTGCATTAGATATATTTAATTGCGATATTTGTAAATTAGATTGTGCACGAATTTCATTGGTTAAATCTGCTTGACCGGCATCATTTACAGTTGCTAAATATGGTTGTCCAGCGACAATAAAACAATCAGAATATCCCGTTTTTCCAGATGGCGTAAATGGTATTATAATAGGTTGTGTTTGTGTTCCGGTTGGATCTACTTTTTTTATCTGTGTATCTATTATATTATATAATGCATCATAAAATTCATATTTTGGCGGAGTGTTTGCTTCTAATTCAGCTTCCGTTAAAATATTACCATTTAATCCTGCATTGTTTGTACTATTGATAGCTTGTTGATTGCGTTGCTGTTGTGTTTCTTGTTGTTTTGATACCGGCGGTAAATACATTGAAATATCAGTGTATGAATTACTAGTTCCTCGTAATGTTATAGAAGCTTCTACTTGTAAACTAGAATCATATGAAAATTCAAACGTTGTTATTAATCCTTCAAAATTAAATACATTTAAACGAGAAATTTCTTTAAGTAAATCATCAACTGGCCATTCTGGATGAAGTTCTTTTAATTTTTCTCGATTAGGTAAACTTTTATCTGATAGTTGTACTTTTCCAGTAACTACAGCAGATTCTGGATGGTGTATTTCCAATTTAACATATCGACCTGGGCGGAACCAAATATCTTCTATTGTATCTAAATATCTTTGTGGATTTGGTATAACTATTTTTAATGTAGCAGTATTTAATAACCCCATTGAATGATCGCCGATTGCAATACTCACATCTTTAATATATGGTCCTATACGATTTGTAGTGTCCGGTACTCCAGGATTTGTTTCTGTATATGCACCAATAATATTATCTCCATCAGTTTTAAAAACAATGTTTTTTGTTGTGTAAGTAGCATTATCTAAATAGCCAGGCTCCGTATCTGTACCGCTAGGTAAGTATCTACCTGTACGAACATTAGATCCTCCTAATACACCGATTGCTTCAGATTTAGATGATGTTGTGTCATATGCAGTAGCCTGTACATTGGCTATTTTACCGTGCATAAAATTCATTGATGCCTCGGATTTGTTATATCTTCCGGCTTCTCCACGAGAATTTAGTTCACGCTGCAACACCGGATCGACATTAGAATAGAATATATTACCAGCTTCACTCATTGATTATATTATTAATGATAGTATTAATTGTGTTAGGATTTGGTATTCGTAAATTAGTATTAGGAGCAACCATTAATGTACCCTTTCCGATACTATTTGCAACTGCAATTATCGGCCAATATGTTGCATCTTTGTAAAAAAAATAAGCTAATTTGTCTAAGCGTTCGACGCTAGTTGTTTTAATATATACATCACCAGCAGAAACATTTATTTGTTTCAGCGCCGTAGTTTGTAATCGTAATTTTCTAGTATCGTTATCCCGTATTGGTAATGCTGCTATGTATCTATCCATGATATAATTATCTTTTTAATATTAAACCCGGTATAGTACTAAGACTAATTGGATCAAACTTTGTTGGTGTTTCTGTAGTTATTTGTTCTTGTTTATTTATATTATTTTTATCTGGAAACGTTGCTTTATCGTTTTTAGGTTGTACTTCTTTTTCTGCTTTTTGTTCTTTAACACTATCAGTACTTCCAATAAAGTCACTCAGCCAGTTATTAAATCCTCGTATTGGCAAACCATCACCATCATAACTATCAGATAGTGAGTAGAATTGTCCTCCTTTTTGCGGTAAGAAATCTGTTATCATATGGAATTCGCACTGCACATCTATTTTATGTGGTACTTGTTTCATGTATGGGTCTTTTTCAATATTAATTTCCCATATGGTATCTTGATCATGCATTGTATATGATAAACTACTTAACACTACCGGTTGTTGATGAAACAAATCTCCTATAGTTATACGCATCCATGGACTTCCTAATGTCATGTTATTTGCATCATATATCGGAGTAGTGTATCCAGCCAATGCGTTGAGTTTTCTCCATATTGGTTTTAATTCATCACGTGATGTAGCATAAACCGTAAAATTTAAACTTACATCTCTACTAAATCCGGTATAATGATAGTTTGGATCCGCTCGACCAATCATTTGCGATTCTTGCCATGTAGGAGAAAATCTGTCAGATAATTCCGTTATAATTGCACGAAATACTAGTATTTCATCTTTTTTGGTGCTGCTATTTTTTAATAAAGGACCTGTAAAGAAAAATTTGATAAAATCTTGTGTCGTATGTGAAGTGAGATCCGTGAGATCCGCACCTAATGTTGTATTAAGTATACCAGATGGTTTCCAGGTATATGCTGATTTATAATTTGGTCCTTTAATTAAGCCTTCTTTTTGACGATCAATTACATTGACTCGGTCTCCCCGAAATGGTATTGCTCGTTCTACTATATTTTTTGTTGGGAACCATGTTTTAGCAGTATCATCCCAATCTGTAGATACATTTGTTCGTAATGTAAAGTCATTTCGTATTGCATATGGATCGTCATGACTACCCCAACCATAACCTGTTGCTCCGAACCCATCTAGATTAAATACTCCATATGCCCCTCCTAACGGATTTGCAGATGCAGCTGCATATAATGCACTTATATAACTTTTCGAATCTCCTTTTTGGCCGCCGCCTTTTGATATTCTAGTTGCTGCGGCAGTACCATCTAAACGTATATTAATTAAATTATTTGTATTAGACTGTGTAAATGATTTAAGTTGTCGACGTGCTCGAAAATCTGCATATAATACGCCAGGTAATCTATGCAATTGATCGATATCTAATGTGGAGTATGTAGATTCTTGTATGTTATTAGATAATCCAATTAATGATTGTGCTACCTGAGCAGTTTGTGGAACGCCAATAGCCCCACCTAAAACACTTGCCCCAAACCCAGTTGCTTTTGCTGCTAAATAATTCAATGAAATATTAGATGCTACTGGTTTACCAGCCGTCCAATTTACAGCATCTTGTGAATATGTATTTCGGCCGTTCGCATTATCAAATTGCCAAATACTAATCGTTTGTCCGGTACCAGGAAATGTGGTTGATATAGTATTAGTTGAATTTGGGTTTGTTGGATTTGGTTTTGTTATAAAAGTAGAATCTGGATATAAATCAAATGTCGATACTTCCCCAAATGTCAACGGAGTATTAAATTGTGACGTGTTTAATGTTGGATTTGGTTGTGTAATAAATGCAGAATCTGTATATAAATCAAATGTAGATAATCCACCATATGTTAATGGGGTATTGAATTGTCCAGATTCCAACGTTGGATTTGTTCCATATATAAATCCAGATAATGGGTCTAATACAAATGTAGATAATCCTCCGTAATTTAATGGAGTATTAAACTGTGTTGTGTTTGCTGTTGGGTTTACAAATGATGTATCAGGAAGTATATTATACGGTGCGGTAAATTGTGATTGATATGCTACCGTAGGATTCAAGTATATAACATCGGGAAGTATATTATACGGTGCATTAAATTGCGTTGTATTTGCTGTAGGGTTTGTATATATAACATCAGGTAATATGTTATATGGTGCAATAAATTGTGATTGATATGTTAATGTAGGATTTGTTGGCATAGTATTTCCATTATCCGTATAATTTAATTCCAGCTAAATTATCCGTTGACCATGTAGGAGTACGATTACTACTCTTTACTGCGTCGGTTTGTCTCACTAACTCATTATATATTGCTTGTAATATAGCTACACTATTATTACTTAGTGCAGAACCATTTGTTGAAGTAGATGCCGGTGTTGCGGCAGTTGATGCTGCAGTTACACCATTTGATAAACCTTGTTCGATTGGTCCTCCGGGTTTAAAAAATACCATAGCATCTGCTGGTGATGGATTCAGTATTGTTTCGCCATCTGGCATTACGATTGCATCATCGACACTGGTACCAGTAGTACCATCAGTGTTAATAACAGTTTTAGTAATACCTTTTAAAATTACTGTTTTTATATCACTCATTACAGCTGTAGCAAATTGTTGTTCTAGTTTTAGATATCCCCTTGCCTTTACGTCATCTGCATCTGCGACGTTTGGATTTTGTATTGCTTTTGTTAGTCCGCGTCGGCCCATGGTTGCTGATACAACATCTGCTGCGGCTTTTGTACCATATTTAAATTGATTTTCTAGCATTTCTTTAGTAATGCCAGAATTTTCCATCTGAACCCACAATATTTGTTTTAAAATATCATCTGTTGTACGAGTATCTTCCGATTGAACTAATTGTTGTAAATCATCATTACTAGCTCCTAGGGCTTTTGCTGCATTAATTAATGCATCTCCTGTTTGCTCAAATAAAGCATCTCCACCAGGTAAACTTTCTAGTATAGATTTTTTTTGTAACGCTCTGGATAATGCAGCTTCATCCATACCTAATAGTTGTGACATTTGTTCACGAGCAAACAAGTTTTTACGTAATGTATTTCCTTCTTTTTCTAAAATAGTATTTAATACATTTGCTTGTTTATTTGCATCGCCCATTAAAGTAGCTTCTCGATATGAATTAGTTAAGCTTTGACCTTGATTATCAACTAATCTGCGACCTGATAATAATTGATACTCTAATTCAGCTCCGATACTTTCTTCAATATTTAAAAGTTTTTTACCGGTATTATACAACGTAGTCATATTTAATCCTAGTTGTTTTGCCTTAACTACAGCTAATTGTAAATTACCTGGTATTTGTCCGTATTGTACTTGTACATCTTCAGTTAATCCAGCAATTTCTTCAGTTATTATTTTAAACGCTCCTTGCACTCCATACGATGTTTCTAATGTATCTGATAGATTTTTTTGTGTTTGTAGTTGGTCTAAAATATTTCCACCAAACTCACCAGCAAATCCGGAGTATTTTTCTGCTTGTTCTGCTGTTAATCCTAGATTGGTAGTTAAAACTTGTTGAACTCGAACTAAACCTTGATATGTTTTTGAATCTTGTACGTCTTGATTAAACTGATTAATTGTAGGTATAATATCTCGTATACCTTTAGCATATATCATTAACTGTTCGCCTGTTGCTCGATACTGAAATGCATTTTTTTGTAAAACGCTTCCTAGTGTTAAACTGGCTTTTGAAGTTACACCAAATGTTTTAGCTAAAACTTGATTTCGTTTTTCTAGGTATAATGATTTTTCAGCTACCTTCATGAAGGTATTAATCACATATTCATTAGTTCCTAAAATATTTTCAAATCCTCGTACTAGATTAGCTGAATCTTTGTTTAAAGATTGTATTGCTTTACTTAAGGC